TGTTCAGAGCATCAAGATAGTTTTTACACATTCGGCACACAACAAGAAGTGGCAACAATACCAGACACAACGTTACCTAATCCTTTTTCAGTACAACCTCCTGCAAGTATTACATTAGGCGATGAATTAGTAGAGTATGCAGATGGAATTGTTATTACCAGAATGTTAATTACTATTGGAGCGTCTACAGACCTTTTTGTTGATAATTATGAAGTGCAAATAAAGCAGACATTAGACCCAGATGGAAACGCTGTAAGTGATTCGTTCAGAGAAATAGCAGTAGGAAAAATCCTTGAATATCAACACCTTAACGTGATTGATGGTGCAACCTATCAAGTAAGAGTTAGGGCGGTAAACACTATAGGGTCTAAGAGTACGTTTATCTCAACGACTAGGGCAATAGTTGGGGGTGTTGAACCGCCTAGCAATGTAGAGGATTTTGGGGTTGAGTTGCATGGTCAAGACCATCTAAAGCTTACATGGACACCACCTTCAGCAAATAGTGACCTAGACATATCGTTTTATGAAATACGTTATCAAAATGTTTCAACTGGTGCGAATTGGATAAACTCTACAAATCTTGTCAGATGCCCTAGAAGAAAATGTGATAATGCCATAGTACCTGCTAGAGTGGGTTCTTATCTCATAAAGGCAGTTGATAAAAACGGCAACACCTCCGCAGAAGCTACAATTGTGACTACAAACATTTCTGGAATACAAGCCTACAAACAAATATCGACTTTTACAGAAACCCCCAATATTTTCACAGCCTTAGACCAAATGGATGCAACATTCCCCCTAGCTGTCAAAATAGATTCTTCTGGTGACACAGTTTTAGCTTTAGATACAGTCACTAATTTTGACGATACAGTAGGAAACTTTGATAGTGCTGAAGGGGATTTTGAATTAGGGGGAACAGATACAACGTCAAACCCAAACTTTAATAATACAAACAGAGATGCAAAAGGGTTCTACAATTTTAGTAATTCTCTTTCACTTACACAAATATTTGATGGAAACATAGAACCCAGTATCACATTAGATTCCGAAAACCCTTATGACTTCTTTGATAGCGGTAGAGGTGCGTTATTATTCGATGAAGCCAAAGCACCATTTGACGGAACGGAACAAATACACGCTTTTCATAGGGTACAGATAGCAACATCAACTACGTCACTAGCGGATTGCACAAGCTTTCAAGACATAACACAGTCAGCAACATTTAAATTTAAGTTTGCAAAGTTTCGTCTAAAGTTGTCAAATGATGATGCTCAAACGTCTAGTAATGTAAAAAATATTGTGATTAAATTAAATATGGAAGAAAGAACTTTTGCGGAAAGTAATTTGGCAACATCAAGCGGTAGCAAAACAGTAACCTTTACAAACCCATTTTTTGAAGTTCCTGCGGTGGGTGTTTCTGCACAAAATATGGCTACTGGTGACGTTTTCACAATAAGTTCAAAGACAGTTAGTGGGTTCACAATAGCGTTTGCAAACTCTAGTGGGGGTGCAGTCGATAGAACATTTGATTACATCGCAAAGGGTTTTGGGTTGCAAAGTTAACAGGAAAAAGGTATAAAAAATCATGGCACAGGTTTCAGATGTAAGTTTAGCAAATCAAGGTTTTAGTTCTTTTCGAACTGAATTGAATAATATTTTAACAGCTTTGAACACTTCACATATAGGAAGTTCAGCACCTAGTTCAGTCGCTACAGGCACTATATGGGTCGATAATGGAACAAGTGGCTTTCTAAAAGTAAAGATTAACGATGGTTCAGACAATATTGAGTTGTTTTCAATAAATATAACTAGCAATGCAATAACAAGCACAATGTCAACAACTGGTACGATATCAGAAACTGACCCTAATGCTTTACCTTTAGCGATTGCTTTAGGATAGGGAGTAGACTATGGCTAACACATTTAAGGTAAAAAGTAACGGAGCAATGCCTGCAAGTGCAGGAACACCATTAACATTGTATACTGTACCTTCATCAACCACCACAGTTGTCATAGGCTTATTGCTTTGTAATATACACACAACAGCGGTTACAGTAGATGTTCAGCTAGTTTCCGACACAAGCGACACAGAAACAAACGAAACAGTTTTACTAGCAAAAGATGTGAGCATACCAAACGGCTCAACCCTAGAACTACTCACAGGGGGTAAGGTGGTAATGCAGACCACAGACATTTTAAAGATTGATTGTAGTGTTGCCAGTAAGATAGACGCTACACTTAGCATATTAGAGATAACATAAGGGGAAACAATGCCATTTATAGGAGTGCAACCTGCATCAGCGTTATTAACAAGTGCTGATATACAAGATGGACAGATAACAACCGCCAAAGTTGCCGATGATGCTATAACAGGTGCAAAGATTGAAAATAACCCAACAATAGCAGGTACATTAGATGCTTCAGCAGGTCTTACAACCCCTTCTGGTCATGTGGTGCAGGTTGTGTCAGCAGATAAATTAGATGCTCAAAGTATTTCTACTGGAAGTGTGCAATTTGTAGATATCTCAGGTTTATCACTTTCCATAACGCCAAAATTTAGCACAAGTAAAATACTTATAAATGTAAGTGTATTTATATCATACCAATATGATGGTTTCTTAAGGTTATTGAGAGGAAGCACTAGGATACCTAACAACACAGAGGGTTCTTCTGAGGTCAATAGAGGATTTTCATTTCTTAGACAAGGTTCGTCAGGCGAAGGTTATATGTATAGCTTCACACATCTTGATAGTCCTGCAACGACAAGTGCAACGACTTACAAAGTGCAAGGACGTAATAATGGTGATTCAACTAATAATTTTTATGTAAATAGACTAGGCGATGGCACTAATTATTCTTCTTGTTCGTCTATTACAGCTATGGAGATTGCACAATGACAACAATTTCACAAGCAATCACAGCGTTAGGTATTGAAGATTGGGTTCTTAGAGGAGAGCCTACAAATGAAGAAGAGTTTAACGCTATGTTTCGTAAGGTTACTGGAGCAGATAGCAATGGTTCAGCTATCGAGAGCGATAAACCTTCAGACTTTGGTACAACATGGAAAGCAGTATCGGATAAGAAGACAGAGCTAATTAATGCAGAGCCAATGCGATTGTTGAGAGTTGAAAGAGATAGGCTATTAGCTGAAACAGATTGGACAGCATTAGGTGATGTAACAATGTCAGACAAAATGAAAACATACAGACAGGAACTTAGAGATATTACAAAAACTTTTCAAAGTATGAGTGATAAAGATTTTAAGTTTCCAGATAAACCAGAGAGTTAAAACATGGCATATATAGGAAAATCACCCCAAGTTGGGAACTATATCAAGCTAGATGCAATAACAACATCAAGCACCAACACCTATAATCTTCTAAATGGTGGGGTGGCATTTGTTCCAGAATCAGCGTTGCATATGTTGGTTTCTTTGAATGGTGTTATACAAGCACCCCTTACCGCCTATTCTGTTTCTGGTTCTACAATCACATTTTTGCCTTCAAGCGGTACTTTATCATCAAGCGACTCTATAGATTTTATTCTGGTCTTAGGAAACACGCTAGACATAGGAACACCAAGTGACAGCACAGTAACAAACGCAAAAACAAACTTTGTTTCAACTTCATCAAGTGCAGGGTTGTCTATAAAAGGCGATGGCACGACAGACGGAACACTACAGCTAAACTGTTCACAAAACTCACATGGGGTTAAGTTGGCATCACCTGCACATTCCGCAGGGCAGTCATACACTCTAAAGCTACCTACAGGCAATCTAACCGCAGGTAACGTATTAAAGATAAATTCTATTAGTGGGTCTGGTACAACGGCTATAGGGCAGTTAGAAGCACCTTCACAACTAACTATGCCAAATCAACCTGCTTTTTTGGCAAAACCTTCTGAATCCCAAAATAATGTTGCAGGAGGTACAACAACCATAGCCTTTGGGACAGAAGTTTTTGACCAAAATGGGGACTTTGCATCAAATACATTCACAGCACCAGTAACAGGAAAATATCATTTTAATCTTCATGTCAGAATGGATCAGGTTGATACTGCCGTTAACTATTATCAGATGCGTTTAGTAACCTCTAATAGAGTATATTACGCTATAATTGACCCTGATTTTGCTGACGGAGATTTTAATTATTACACTATGGTGATAAATGTTTTAGCAGATATGGATTCTGGTGATACTGCTTATGGCGATATGCAAATCTCAGGAGGGAACGTACAAATGGATATTAAAAACGATAGTCACTTTTCTGGATTTTTAGCATGTTAAAAGAGGAATAAAAATGGCAAAACTTACATTAAAAATAGAGGTCGACGATACACAACAAGCTATATTGAACAATGACTTGTTAGATATAAATCAATGGGTACAAGACGCAATGACAGGCAAAATAAACAACGCTTGGAAAAGGATGCAACAGGAATGGACTACAAAGCTTATGAATGATGAATCTTTCACAGACCCAATACCAAGCAACCAAGCCGACTTTGTAAAGCTTATCACCTCTAGGTCAGATTATAAGACTAGAAAACAAAGAGATGAAGAAGCACAAAAACAACTTGAAGAATCCAGCAAGGAATAAAGATGCCTTTAACTAAAGTACAAAGCAGAGGAACAGAAAACGTAGGAGCAGGTTCAAAGAGTCTTGTCATAAATGGTGGTATGAGCATTGCACAGAGAGGAAGTTCTTCTACTGGTACTGGCTATAAAACTGTTGATAGGTTTCAAATGGGAACTTCTGGAGTTGATAATGACCCCACACAAGCACAAGTTGATGTTGCTAGTGGCACTACACCATATACTTTAGGTCTAAGAAAAGCATATAAAATTACAAATGCAAATCAATCAAGTGGTGCAGGTTCATCAGATATTATAGATATTAAATACATTTTTGAAGCCCAAGACGTTGCAACGAGTGGGTGGAACTACAATTCATCTTCTAGCTATGTTACTTTGAGTTTTTGGGTGAAATCAAGCGTTGCACAAAACTTTTTCGGTCATGTGAAGACATTTGATGGAACAGCATACAACTATCCTTTTTCAACAGGTTCTTTGACAGCCGATACATGGACAAAGGTTACAAAAACAATTTCTGGAAATTCTAATTTAACCATAAACAATGATAATGGACAAGGTTTAGAAATTAGATGGGCGTTATTTTATGGCACAGATAGAACAGCAAGTGTTACCGAAGATGCTTGGGCAACTTATGACAACGCACAAAGAACACCAGATAATACCTCAACTTGGTACACAACAAATAGTGCAACATTTGAAATTACAGGAGTCCAATTAGAAGTTGGCTCACAAGCATCAGATTTTCAGCACGAAGATATAGGAACAACCCTTGCTAAGTGTCAGAGGTATTTTGAAAAATCAAATGAAATGGTAACATCCCCACAAGGGTCTAACTCATCAGGTCCATATATTAGTATATCAAGTGATAACAGTGGTAACGCTTGTTGGTCGATTGAGTATAAAGTACGAAAAAGAGCCGACCCAACACAGACTTGGTATGCAGATAACGGAACAGAGGGTGAGTGGGGGTATTACAAGGCAAATACAAGTTTAACTTATAACACTGTAAATAGTCACAGAGAGAATGAACACGCCACAAATGCCTATATGGCAGTGGGTGGAAATAATATTTCTGTTACTGTGTTTGGAAATTGGAAAGCAGATGCAGAATTATAAGGGTAATAAACAATGAAGATTGAAAACGCTAAGTACACATCTTTTGATGGTAAAAATAATGATGGCATTAGAGTAATTATTGATGGTGAATTGGTAAATGTACCATTAGACCCTGACAACAGACACTACGCAGAGATATTAAAACAAGTAAAAGAAGGCAAACTGACCATTAAGGACGCTGACTAATGACCAAAGCAGACATAAACGCAATACTTATGGAACTAAGCGTTTTAAAAAACGATATGTACCACTTTAGACAGGATATGGAGCGTAGGGTTTCCAGACTAGAAAGAATAGTTATATCAATAACCGCCTTTTATGTATTAAGTTCATTTGGGGTAATCTTTAACACTATTGTTCTGTGAAGTTCTTTATGGGGGGTTAGAAGATGTTTGACCCTATAAGTATCACAGCCAGTTTAAGTGTAGCCAGTACGGCTTTTCAAGGCATAAAAAAGGCATTTCACGCAGGTCGAGAACTTGAATCTATGTCGCAAGACCTATCAAGATGGATGGGTGCTGTTTCGGATATTGATAATGCTCACAAGTCAGCAAAAAACCCTTCATTGCTAAAAAAAGTAATGAATGGCAAAAGTATTGAACAAGAAGCCATTGAAGCATTTACCGCTAAAACCCAGTTAGAACAACAAAGAAATGACTTACGCACATTCATTCAATTTTCGCATGGCCAGTCAAAATGGAACGAATTACTTAGGATGGAAGCGGATATCAGGCTTAGGAGGAAAAAGGAGGTTTACGATAAACAAAAATTTAGAGAAAAGGTTATAACTTATGTCGTTGTGGCAATGGTTTTGGTTGTTGGCGTTGGTGTTTTGGGTGGTTTTATATTCACTCTTATGGGGTTCGACAGGGGTTGGTGGATATCAAACTAGAGATAAATGCGTCAGAAAAGAAGGTGGACAAGAAACCTTTGAGTGGCTTTGTACTGATGGCAAAGTGATATATTTAGCACAGTCGGACAATATAAAGAACTGTTTTACTTGTTTTCTTAAAAAATTCAGCGACTGGACATGGGAACAAGAGATAAGAAAAGGGATGAGAGAAGACCCAAAATATGTTAATTGTAGAAGATATAAGAGGAAAAAAGCAAAAAATGGTCAACAAGTGTGTTTATACAGGGGTGCAAATAATACATATACGCTAGTGGTGGAAGGACAATGCCCTGTGGAATTTCAATGCAA